TTAGACGTTACTAATTTTTCATAAACTAATAAAAATAAAGGGCTTAGTATTTCTTTATAATTTACAAGTTGCCTTTCGTTGTTGTAGTATTCCTGTTTTGTTAAAGTGAAAAGATTTATACGAGCAAATGCGTTTATGAAATCCGAACTATCTTTTTTATAGCTTGAAATCACATACCAAACAAGAGGATAGTTATCTTTTGAGGTTCTATTTACAAGCCATTTATTTAGCTCTAATTGGTCGCCAAAATGAAACTTAATTGGTTTTGTTACTGATTTTTTTATACTAAAATCTGGATTAAACTCATTGTAAACTAACGTTTCATTTTTAAAAACTTCCGATAAAAATTCCGAAATTATCATAAAGAAAACCGATTTATATAGTTAAAATCTAAGGCTTTAAAACCAATAAAATCAGTTTCAAAATCATTTAAAAACTCAATTAAACCAACACTTACACTTTCATTTGTTGCATACCAATCATAGAAAGGAACATCATTTTGATAAGAAACTTTTAAATTTATATTTTTAATGTTTCCAAAATAATCATTTACAAAAGTATTAAAAATTGTTACTAAATGAATAGTCGGATTTTCAATAATTGCATTTTTTACTTCAATTTGTGTTACACCAGCTCCTGTATTTCTATTTCTTTCGGTAAACCATTTAAAATAAATAAAATCAGCTATTATGCTTTGTTTTAAGGTCCCAGTTTCATAAATTAAACCATTCCAAACTCGAACTTCATTATCTTTTGTATATTCTTTACCATTAACAAGTTCTTTCCATTTTTGAGGGGCAGTAGGCAATACCGCCCCGTCTAAAATGTTTAATTTCAATTCGTTGTATAAGGCAATTCCAAGAGTGTTTTTTAATAAATAAGTTTCGTAAAAATCAATAAAATAATCTAACTCCTCACCAGTTTGCGAGTTTGAAGAGTGTATATTTGGCACATTTATTTTGCCTACAAAGAAATTTTTATTGATTAATAAAGCCATAATTTACTATTTTTTATCCTCTTTTTTTTCTGTTTTAATCAAACCTAATCTTTCGGCATCTGGTTTGCTTAATTTTACTTTTTTACCTTTTAGGGTAACTTCTACGATATTGTCTTTATAAAATCCCATAATTTATTTTTTTTTTAAGGTTTTTCAATTAAAGTTTTGGCAGCATCTAAATCGCTAATGTAAACGATTGAACCATAGTGAACAGTAGGAATAAATCCGAAGTAACGCATTTCTGTTTTGAAAGAACGTAAATTTCTCTCAAAATCACCCGTTTTATAACCCTCCTCTAAATTCAAGTCCTCACGAACTTTAATTCTAAATCTACTAAAATTACCTACAACACAGGTGTTTTGTGCAATTTGTGTAGATGCCTTAACAGCAATTCCTTTTATAGTCAAACCATTGCTCGCTACAAAAGGAGGCAAAACGTAGTGTCCATTTGTTCCTTTCTCTAATTCCATTAAGGTTAAATCGGTAGGGTTCAATAATACAGCAGTTGGAATGTCGTTGTTTAAAATAACTTGATTGATAGCCACACGGATAACATCAGCAACAGTTGGTTTTGCTACGGCTGATGCAAACGCTCCAGCGGTAAATGGTGTTGCGTTATCTAATAAACCGCTAATGTTGTTACCAGTTCCGTCACCATTCATAATTGCAAGTTTATAAAACTGCATCATTTGCTCGGTCATTTGCCTGTAAATTTCTTCAGCCAATCCGTCAATATCATCAAGCATTTCAGTTGAAACAGTTACGATTAACGTTTGTTTTTTAGGGGTTTGCATTTTTTCTGAAATATCTAAATCACCTTGTGCTTTCAAGGTTCCCTCAGCTGTCATTTCAGGTGCTCCCTCTCCCCAGCGACTCTCTAACCAAGTATAATGGCGAGCGTTTGTTGTTGAAACATCAACAACTTCTAAAATAGGATCAATTACAGGTAACAAAGAGAAGAAACCTGCCTCTTGCTCTCTACGTCCAACTGTTCCAGTTGTATTTGTAGCAAAAGTCATCGATACTGGAGCCTTAATGGTTAAAGAACCATTAACACCTTTTTTACCAGCTTTAATTTCGTTTAAAAAATCTGTATTTTTCAATAACGATTTTTTAATTTGTTCTTTAGGTGATAGGTTTTTATCGTTGCTCTCTCCAGCATCTTGCAGTCTTTTAACCGCATCTGTAATTTCGTTTAAAGTTTTTTCTAAACCTTGCATATCTTCTTTTTTTACAAGATTTTCAATACTTTCTTTTACTTTTGTAAACTCTAAAGCGTCAGCTTTTGAATTTACATCTTTTAAGGCGTTATCAATTTTTAAATTGATTTCTTTTGCCAAAACTTCAATTTCTGTCATTTTTTTTTAAAAATTTAAAAGGTTATTTAATTTCTTTAAATTATCAAGTGTAACATTTGTCGGCACTTGTTCAACGTCAATAGTGATTAAATCGGCTACTTCTTTTATTTCTTGTGTGGGAGTCATTACATTGCTACCCATAGGAACTGCTGAACCCTCTATTAACTTTGCTTCTAATATAGCATAAAAAAACCCGAACTCTTCAACATCTTTCTTGTTGGCAACAAAGGTAATATATTTTTTATAATTTTCATATTCCTCTGGATAATCATCGTCGTCAATACACACAGCTATTTTTACATATTGCATCCCAACGGAGTGGTTAAGAACATATCCTTTAGCATACTGCTCAAACATATACGGATTTCGGTCTTTTTTTATGGTTACATCAAAAATCAACGCATTTGTTTTGTGTGATTTTTTTAAACCATAATTTAAAAAATCTTGCTCCTCAACATAAGCCTTTAATTTATCATTTATGCTATCGGCAATAATGTTTTCAAAGGTATATTTATGCTCTTTTAGGAAATATAAAATTTTCTTTTCTTTAAGTGATTTTGTCCAAATGTTACCAATGTGAACATCGAAGTGACTATCAAACCAATTTGAAGTGTTAATTACAGCTTTTATAGTTAATTCGTTTTTATTTAAAAGTTCTTGTGTGTTTTCATTACTTTTAGTAGCTATATTTTTGTTTTCAATTTCATAATTAAACAAAAATGAATTATCTAATTGTTTAGGTATTGATTTTTTTTCTGAAATTAAAAAATCTTTATTTTGGATTATAAATTTGTGAAGTTCCTGTTTGTTTTGAAACTCCTTGCCTTTGAATACTATCATTTTTATTTACGATTTTATCAGTTTGAAAATGTTTTTTTGTTTGTTTATTTAATAATTCTTTATTGATTTTCATAAATTTTATTTAATTCATTTTTAATAATTTTATCATCTAACCCAAGTTCTTTTGCAATTTTTAAATTTGTTAAATCAATTTGTTTTTTATCCGATTTTTCTTTTTCAAATACATTCATAAAACTTAAATGTGTCCATTCGCCTCTTACATCTTCAAAATTATGATCCTGTTCAATTACATCTGTTAGTTTTTGAATTATCGGTTGTAACACATAATTGACAAATCGAGCCATCGATTTTTCTTGGTTCTCATATGTCGAACCAGTATTCAAAGCCTCTAAAATATCGTTAGGGACACTGAAAAAGTTACCTATAATTTTCAAATCATTTAGATATACTTCGTCAAAATTAATTAAATCTTTATTATCTACAAATTTTTTCAGCTCTAAGTTTGCAGATGTAACGTGAACTCTATTTTGATTGAAATCCAATGAATTTATAATCGTTTGTTTTTCTTTATCATCAAAATTAGAAAATGAATGAATATCTTTCTTTTCTTTATTTGTTAGAAAAAACTGGTCTGAATAATCTAAATTACCAGATTTAGATGTCAAAGCACGTTCGGAGTTATTTATAACTTTTATTAACGCGTTTAAATTTGTGTTTGTTTCTGTTCCGTTTTTTGTAGTAATATTTGAAATTATTTTTAAATTTTTTAGCGAAAGTGTTTTTTTTGTTCCGTTTTCAGCGTAAAAAAAAGTTTCATTTTCTGTTTTTTTGTTATCAAAAATAAGACTAAATTTTTTATCGTTTTTAAATTCTATCTTAGAAGGATCTAAAAAATAAATATTATTGTCTTTTGATAAATCAGAAAACTCATAATAGTAATAAGCTGTTCCGTAACAAGCGTAAAAAAAATAGTCCCAAATAAATTGAGTCCAAGTTTGATGCGGATTAGGTTGTTTTTTCACGCTATATAAAAAATTAACTTCTTTTAATTTTCCTTTTGAGTAGAGGTTTATATTCGCCATTGAGCCAGTATCAGCTATAAGTTTTACAACCTTAAGCATTGCGGGGCTTGTTAGCATAGCATTTAGATTGTTACCAGCGTAAGCATCTGTTTTTCCTTTGTTCAAAGAAAAAAACATTAACCCATTAGTAAATCTCTCTACTTTTGAAACTCGGTTTTTAAAAAAATTCCAATTCATAAGGCAAAGTTATAATTATTTATTTATAAAATTTTATTATAATGCAAAAAATTTGCAATATATCTTAATCCATCGA